TTAGCCTAATAATTTTTTGATTTTTTCTGCAGTTTCAATTTCTATTGATTTTAGATTATTTGAAAGTACATTTGTTAGATAAGTTGAGGCTTCTTGTGATTTCTTTGAAAACTTTTCCTGATAATCGTCTCCCCATAACTCTTGTATATCGATATAGTAAATAGTTTTGTATAAATTGAGATTTAAATTATTAATATTTTCGTCTTGATTTTTTTGTAATATTAAAAAAGTACTTTTCATTCCATTCAACTTATCGTCTAAATCACCTTTAATTTCTTTCATTGCATTTAAATTTTTTGTTATAAATTTATAATGGCTACTTTTTTCTCTTATATTTACACTATAGAGATATGAAGTTGATAATTTCTCATGATGATTTTTAAATTCACTTAATTTTATATCGTATTCATGTAATTGATTTAAAAATAACATTAAAGATTCACGATATAATTTGTCTTTTTCAAACTGTAATGATTTTTCATTTTCTTCTTTCATTTGTGAAATTTGTATTTCATTCAATCGACGTTGTTCTCTATTTTGTAAATAAGCTACATATATTACTCCGGCAGTACCTATTATCCCACCTAGAAAGCTTCCCCAGAAGCCTAACCATGAGTTAGCATCTGCACTAGTGTGTCCAAATAAGAATTTAGGCCATGTTATAAAGATACCTATAATTATAGGTAAGGTTAAAATTATTAATACTGCTAATACTAGTTGTAATTTGCCAATTTTAATATTGAAGTCCTCATTAGATTGTTTGTTATTATTCATAATATTTTCCTCATAAGTATTTTATTATTTCTTTTTGTGTACTTGGGTACAAATGACCGTATCTATTCATTACTTCAGTTGTATCAGCATGTCCTAATCGTTGGGCTATTATCATTATATTAGCACCATGATTAATTAAATGTGATGCGTGGCTATGCCTTAATTCATGGATAACAATACGTGGAAATGTTTGACCTTCTGGTAAGTTATCATCTAGTACATTAAGAGCAGTTGTAAACCATCTATCAATAGTAGATTCACTGAATGACTTAAAGAACGTTCCAAATAATACATAATCATCTTTATAAAAATTTTTATCCTTATACCATGACTGATATTCTGTTAGATCGTCCATAACATGTTGTGGCAAGTATATATCACGTATCGCTGCTTTAGTTTTAGGCGTTGTTACAGTACCATGATAATCAGTTTTATCTATGTGGATATAGTTATCACTAAAGTTGATATCACACCATGTAATAGCCCTTATTTCGCCTTTTCTAGCTCCACTATAAAATAACAGTTTAAAGAAAAGTTTTTGTTGAATAGTTGGTAATACTTCCACAAACTCATTAAATTGTTCAACAGTCCAATAGTTCAATCGTTTGTTTGATTCTATCTCAAAATTACCTACAAGAGATGCTACATTTTGTTTTAGATCGTGATACTTCATAGCATGGTTAAGAATAGATACAAGAAATACATGCATCTTCTTTAAATATTCCCCAGAGTGTCCCTCTTTTAATTTCTTATTTTGAAATTTCATAATTGCTTTTGTATCAAGTTGGTATACGTCTATTTTCTTAAAATATGGAAGTAGATGATTATTAACGTGTGTCATTAGTGCCTTATAGCTGGACTGCTTACGTCTTGCAGAATACCAATCAGCATATTCATTTACCAATTCATCAAATGGCAACGTGTCAATATTGCCTATACCTTCTAACTCATCTAATAACTCATTACACTTCTTAACTGCCTCTTTACGTTGTGAGAAGCCACTACGCCTTATTTCTTGACGTGTATTTGTTTCATCATAGTATTTGATACGGAAGTAGTAAGTGCCACGTTTATCATCTCTATATATGTTGTGTGAAATTTTTAAATCGTGATTCAATAAGTATCACCTACTTAATGTTTAAATTTTCTCTAAACTCTTGCAATCGTTTAGGATATTTGAATTCATAAGTTGTAGACATTGGTTCCCCTTTAATTAAATCATATTGATAATTAGGAGTAAGCTTCAACTTTTTAGACAAAGCGATTGATTCTTTTTCTAGTTCAAAGGACTCTTCGTACGCTTTTTTCTTATCTTCATTACTATCATATTTTTTTACCATCAACTCAATATAACGATGTTGAAAAGATATAATTTCATTATAAATATTCTCTTTCTCTTTATTTAAATTTTCTTTATCTGCAAGGGTTCCATACTTTTTTAATGAGTAGTTGGAATCATTAGAAAGAAATTGTTTATATATGTCTAATACATAGTCATAAGAAACGTTATTAATATCGACATTTGCTTGTTTTAGTGTGTTCATTATCTCTACAGTTTCATCGAAAGTATCATAAGAGTTGTAATAAATATCACTCTCATTATGATAGGCTTCACTAATAAAATTATATAATTTTAAAAATTCCTCAAAGTTTTCTAAAGTTTTGCTATATCCTTCTTTATCATATTCTTCAGAAATTTTTAGTATGATATATTCTGAAATTCCTAAAGCTTTACTATATATTTTTATTTCATTTAGACCGATACTTCGATTATTATTTTCATGATTTGATATTGTGTTTTGACTAAACCCTGTATCTATACTTAATTGAGATTGTGTTTTCTTTTTAAATTTACGCAACTTTTTTATTATTGATCCTATTTGTTTTTCATTTTTACTCATTTTTAGAACACTCCTTTACTTATAAATAGTACCATATTGAAATAAATATCTCAATTTGGGATATTTAATGTTGCAATAAATATCTCGATATGAGATAATAATTACAGGAGGCGGTCAAATGATAGTCAAAAAAGCAGACTTAAAAGAGCAACATCTAAAACCTAAATTAAAACTTAGAGAAGAAAGGTTGAAAAGAGGACTTAGTACAACTTATTTAGCAAATATTATTGGATTGGATAGAAGGCAATATGAACAAAAAGAAAGAGGTAACTATGCATTTCATGATTATGAAATTATTACAATTTGTAAGAATCTTAAATTAAATAAAGATATCTTTTTTATTTAAATAAAAATATCTCGTTTCGAGATAAAAAGGAGAAAATAACATGACAAAGAATTGGAATATTTACATTGCTAGAAATGAAGCAAAACAATCACAAGGTTATGTGGCTAAGAAATTAGGTATTTCACCACAAAGATACCAGCTTAAAGAAAGTGGTAAAGCCAACTTCACAATTCCAGAAGCTAAAATTTTATCAGAGTTATATGGTATGACGTTAGATGAATTATTCAGTAATGAAATCAAAATTGGATCATAAAGGAGAAAATAAAATGAAAACTAATCAAAGAAAGCAAGTATCACAAATAACAGGAGATATGGAAAGGGTTATAAATCATAGTAGTAGCTTAACAGTAGGTTATAACATTCTTACTGAACAAGGAATTTCTGAAGCAATTTATTTAGAAAAAGCAATTAGTCTATTTAGGAAAGATTTATTCAACGTTTTAAGTGAATTAGATTATGAAAGTGAAGAATTTAAAATATTAGATGATGTAACAATCACTTTTAAAAACGTATTGAAAGATAATAAAGAAGTATATGAGTATAGCGTGATTAATTCTGAGGGTGAAACGAGACACGAAACGAATCGCAAAGGTCAGTTAATCGGAATACTTGAGTGGGCATTAGATCAGCTAGTTGGAAATATTGATATGGAGGAAATTTAAATGAAAAGTGAATTATTTGAAATTGTATTTTTGAAAAATGATATGGAGATTCTGCAGGAAAAATTTGATGATTTGATACAAAGTAATCGATGGTTAATTGAAGATCATTTTGAAGCTGATCGTTTAATAAGTAATGATGAAACATGGCGTGGGTTACTACGAGCAAAAGGTTAGATTGACTCAATCGCAAAAACTACTTGAAGTTTATCAGAAGGAAATGGACGAATTAATTTTAAAACTTGATTCAGAATTGAATAAATTGAATGAAGAAGGTGCTTAAAATGACTAAATACTTATGTCTTATAGCATTGATGAGCATTTTAGGTATAACCCTCATGCTTATAGGATTATCAACTATCCAAGCTATTTATTTTGCCTGTTTATTAAGCAGTATTACATGCTGGGGACTAATTCTATTATCAGAAACAAAAAGACCTCAAGTAGCGCCAACTACTAAAGGTCATAAAAATAATTAATACACCGAATATGTATTGATTATACCACAAACCATGAATTATTTGGAGGGTATAGACATGAGTTATAAACCGATAAAGATTGACAATGATGTGAACATAACTATTCTCGAATATAAAAATGTGTATGCAGATAGCTTTAAGAAAGAGCATCATATCAAATACTCTGATTTAGTTAAAAAGTTATCAATACCAGCAATCAGTGAGTATAAATACGAACGTGGCGTATTCCTTGTTGGGACAAATAGCGATGAAAACAAAATTAGAAATGACGGCAACATGATAGATAGAAACATACTCATTCTTGATTATGATGATCTAGCTGATGATATAGATTTTTTAGAGACAGTTAATAATAAACTGGGAAATGTTGCTTACATGATTTACTCAACATTCAATCATACTTATAAGGGTAATCGCTATAGGTTATTGATACCAATTAATAGACCAATAAAAGCTGATTTATATAGAAAAACTATTCAAATGTTTGGTGAATTGATTGGATTATCATACGACAAAGCGAGTGAAGTACCAAGCCAAGCTATGACATACAGTGTTAAGCAAAATAAGGAGTCAGAATTTGTATTCAAGTACAACGATAAGCCTATTCTAGATTACGACTTTCTTATGAAAGCTACAAAGCAACACAAATCAAGAAACTATAGCAACACTAAGCGTACACAGGCTTTCTGGGACGATGTAGCAGAGGGTGTAGTAAATGGTAGTAGAAACCAAACTTTAACGTCTTTAGTGGGTTTATTGCTTGCTAAGAATGTAGGAGATAAATTAGCTTATTGGCTTGTATATTCTTATAATCAAACGTTATGTTCACCACCATTAACAGATAAGGAACTTAATAAAATATTCGCTAGTATCTATAAAAAACATTACAGAATAAACATAAAGGAGTGATGATTGTTGAAAATACCTAGTGAAATAGATGAACTAATTAATGAGAAAAAAGAAGTGTTAGAGAACGACATCATTCCAGAAAATTATCAAATTCAACAAAATGGATGGTTATATAAATTAGTTGAAAAAGGTCGTGGAGATGATAAAGAAATCGTACCTATACTCATAACGTCTACACCACCATTTATTTCTAAATGTTTTAAGGATATCGAGAGTTTAATTGTAAGTTATGAAATGAAATTTAAAAAAGCTGGAGAAGTTACAACAATCCCAGTACAAGCAATAGAAATTGCAGATGCAAAAAACATTATTAATTTAGCCAGAAATGGTCTTGATGTAGATAGCACGAACAGGTTAGAGCTAGTAAATTTCATCAGTATGTATATGAGATTAAATCAGCCTGTAACTGAAAGTATCGCTACAAGATTAGGACATATTAAAGGTCATTTTATTCATCCTTTAATAGATGACGATATAAGACTTGTTATACATGAAGAAGGCTATAAACAACTTGCTAATGCTTTTAAAACAAAAGGTAATCTCGAAGGTTATGCAGAAGAGGTATTTAAGCCAATCAAACATAGTCCAATGGTTATGACATTCGTATATGCTTCATTAGGCTCGATATTATTACATGATTTTAATGTAGATCCGTTTGTAGTAGATATGGCGAGTAAGACCAGTACTGGTAAGACAACAGCTTTAAGAGTTGCTGGCAGTGTATGGGGTACAGACAAACTCATTAATGAATGGAATACAACACCAATAGATTTAGAGCGTAAGGCAAGTATATTAAATAGCTTTCCAAGTCTCTATGATGATAGTCGTAAAGCTAAATCATATCTATTAAGTGATGTTGTATATCAATTCAGCGGTGGCAAGAGTAAAGGTCGAGGAAACGTACAGAGTGTCGATGTTGTTAAGACATGGAACAACATTTTACTAAGCACTGGCGAAACTTCAATAGTTGAATATGGTAATGAGAAAGCTGGTGTAAGTGCTAGGGTGGTTACGCTACAAGATAATCCATTCAATGATGACGTGAATATAAGAGCGTTATATGAAGGTATAGAGAGTAATTATGGACATTTAGGATTAGCGTTTATAAAACAGTATAGTAAGCAAAAAACGTCCTATAAAGCCAGTTTTAAAACGTATGAAGATATCTATATTGATAAAGCTGGAGAAAACGAAGTTATGCAACGTGTAGCAAGATATTTTGCAGTGCTTATGGTTGCTGGTGAAATACTAAATGACATTGCAGACTTTGAACACGATCACTATAAAAATGTTGATACTGCATTTTATAGAATGTTAGACACAAACAAGACATTAGATAAACCTAGAGAATTGTTAGAGGGGTTACTAGAAGAATTAGATGCGAGTAGAAATAGTATAACTGGTGCAGGATATGGCGAAGTATACAATAGCGAATTAAAAGCGATATTCCATAAAGATTACTTATGTGTATTATCTAAACCAATGAAAGACTATTTAGGACATGAGTTAAGGACAATCACAAAAGAGTGGGAAGAAAGAGGATATCTAGTAACTGATGAAGATAGGGTGCAGAAATCAGTGAAAGCAAACGGCAAAAAATATAGAGGTTATGCTATTAGCCAATCAGTAATTAGAGATTTGGGGTTTGAATTTAGAAATGAAAAAATATAGTGGAGTTCCCAAAGTTCCCAGACGGTACCCTTTTAAAGATTAGTAATGGGAACTCTTAAAATACTTTTATATCAATACTTGAAGCATGAATATTATCTTTAGTTCCCAGAGTTCCCAGTGTTAATAGAGTACCTATAATAATATAAATTAGCAAAATGTATCATTCTTACTGACTTATATATATGTGTTGTAAATAAAAAAATGGGAACTTCGGGAACTTTAATATCAAACGTTGATATATCAATGTTTATGTAGTTGTAATGGTACCAAAACCATTGGGAACGCATAGGGAACTTTTATAGAACTAATGGGGACAAAACACAAAAGGAGAAATGAAAATGACTAAACCATTAAATAAGGCACTGGAATTATTAAACAAGCTACAAGTATATCGAAAAATGACAAAGACTAAAGATGGAGAAGTGAAATCAGAATTGGCTTGTCTGCAGAGGATACCAATTAATGATGAATGTGCGCCAAGTAGATTAAATCTAAAGAAATACATTTACTTAAACTCAAGAGATTTAACAATAAATGAGATAGAAGATGTAATCAAAGCATTGCAGGTAATTGCACCAACAGTAATTAATGATAATAAAAAGAATGTTATTAAAGAGATTGAACAAATTAATAAAGTTGCTAATTATACGTTCATAGCATAAGGAGGGCTTTATATGAGTAGTTATCAAGATTCAAGTTGAACTTGATAAGTAATAAAAATCTAAAAAACAGAAAGAAGGAATGTAAATGGTAAAAGTATTAGAAAAACAAAGGGTGCAAGAATTACCCACAGACCACCGCCAAGTAGTTGATGTGATAACAAATGCACCTAACAAGTATATTACTAGAGATAAAGTTTTGAGACAATTACGTCTTGAAATCAATCAAGCAAATTATCGCTGGTTAGCAAGTATTATCAACGATCTCGTTTTAAGGTTTAAATATCCGATTGGTAGTTGTCGTACGAGGGACAAAAGAGGCTACTATATCATCACAAGTAAGCAAGATAAAGACGAAGCAATAAACACTATCGAAAGCATTATAAAGGGCAATATTAAGCGTTTAGAAGCATTACAATCGATTGAAATTAAAGATGAAAGAGGTAATCAATAATGACTATATGGAACACACTTTTTAAAGATGAACAATACAATAATATAACGAATAAAATTGATGATTTGATTAAAGAAACAAGATTAATGGTTAAACGCCAGTTTAAATCAGATTTTATTGCGAATGAGCAACGACCAAAAGCGATTGCTCTTCAAAATGAATTGAAAGAGTATGCACAGAACAGAATGTCGAAGTTACAAGATGAACTGGAAGGCATAGAGCAACAATACACATATAAAAGTCATGATAACCCACAATTAGAGTTAATCAGACGACAAGATTTACAAGCGAGATTATCGTTATTGGATGGTCACGATCTTATTAATGAAATTAACAATGCTAATCTTGAAGATATTTCAGTTTTTGAAGTTGGTATATATCAAAAAATGATAGATGAAAAAATGACAGATAGCGACAAAGCCAAAATTAATGAAAGATTTACAGAAATTAAAGATAAAGCGTTAAATCCTTTCAAATATGATGAGGATTTTAAACAAAAAGAACAAGATTATTTAGTGTTAGAGAACAGTGGAATGAATCATACGGGTGTTTCTGTAGTTAAAGATGATGAAGGGCAAGTCTCAATAACATCTGTAACAGAATTAGTAGATTCAGAAATTAAGTGATGACTAGAGCCAAGCCTTAATTGGTTTGGCTTTATCAATATATAAGGAGTGATTATATGAACGAACTAAGCACTAAACAACAATGCTTTGCTGACGAATACCTTAAATCATTAAACATTACTCAGTCAGCTATAAACGCTGGATATAGTAAAACAAGCGCTCATGTTGCAGGTAGTAGGCTGCTAAAGAATGATAAAGTTAAAGATTACATTGATAGTCAAAAGAAAGAACTCATGGAAAAAGGTGTACTCGAAGCACAAGAATTATTATATCTATTATCAAGAGCAGCAACAGGAGAAGAAACTGAAACTAAAGAGATTGTGGTTAAGCGTGGCGAGTATGTAGAAAATCCTGTTACTAAGCGTTTAAACGTTATCTATAATGAACATGTTGAATTGATTGAAGTACCTATTAAAGCGAGCGATAGAAATAAAGCAAGAGATCTATTAGGCAAATATCATAGTATATGGACTGAAAACCATAACTTAAGTGTGGGAGAAGTTACGTTTGTTGATGATATTGATTAATGTATAAGGAGTGGTTAAATGCTACCAGACTTTGAAAATAATAAGTTCACAGAATATGAGTTATTGATGAAGTTTAATCCGAAAATTATTAATAGTAAGATTAAAGCTATGAATATGCAAATAGAGTGTATGTATCACTTAAATATGTCGCATGTTATCACTGATGAAAATGGGCGATTGGTATCTACTTCTTATCCACTAGAAAAGTTGGTTATATATATCGTTGAAGAAAAGAATAAGCTGGGCTACTACAAGCGTAAGTCTAATGAAAGATTAAAGATATTAAAGCGAGTAATCAGTTCGTATACATTACAAGAGCAAAGAAATATTATGCGTTATATGGCTACTAATGGACGTGTAAAAGACTTTGATGTGATTGATAGGTTACAAGTTGATTTGTATAAAGCATGTCGAAAAACAAGCGATATAGAGCAAATAAAGCCTATTAACGAGGTAGCAACTTTTAAAGTGGAGGATAAGGCATGCACTGTATAGATGATAAGCAGGAAATGAAAGAGTTTATCTCTAATTACTACAAGTTAGCTAAGCCTATTAACTACCAAGATGAAGATTTAGATACATTCTTTAATTTAACTGATGATACTGATACAGATATATTACACAATCAAAATGTAGATAAACATATACGCTTTAATGAAATAGAATCACTCATTGAGAAAATAGCCAGCGATAAAGAGTATTTTATATTCATATTGTTGAGTGAGGGCAAGACGTATAGAGAAGTAGGTAAGTATTTTAATTTAAGTGGTGAACGTATCAGACAAATCTATAATAAGCTAATTGAGAGATTGCCGTAGTGGTGATCTCTTTTGTTGTGTTTAAAGATTGAAAATATCTAATTACTAGAAAATACTAGATTGAATATACTCTTTATGATATGAATTGCTGGAGTGTAGATAGGGTATTAAAAAGGATAGTTTTAGTGTAGGTAGCACATAATGTTTAAAGTCAATTTATGCTAATTTTTTGAGGGGGTTTATAATTGAAAAACAAGCGTATAACTCAAGCGTACCAACAGTTATAAGCGAATGATTGTTTTAAATGAATTGGCAAATGAAAATCACAAGGTTTTCACATCATTTACTTACCCTATCACAATAGTGATGCGGTTATAGTGTGTGGAAAAGATAACCAAAATCAATAAGTGTGAAAACACAACCAAAATTTCTATTAACTTTTTATCCGAAATGGTATAATATATTAAAGATGGATGTAACTATAAGTAACTATTTGTTGCATTTGGTAGTATATCTTAGTTAATAAGGTATGTTATTTAGGAGGGGAATCAAATGACTATAGCAGAAAAAGATATACAAGTATATTATAACCAAATTCTTGATAATAAAATTGTTGATCTTTTTAGCGGAAATGAAATACTTAATACTTTAGCTGTTACTGCAGATGAATTTTCAATTAATATAGATAAATTAATTGAATCTTTAAATATAGAAATA